ATATATCATCAAGGTCTGTAGGTATACTAGGCGACCCTGTTAAACTAGCATATGTTCCATCAAATAATGCTGGCTTGTTTGTTAAGTCTTCATAACGCCCTGTAAAGGAATCTGTAATTCCGTAACCTGCATTTGTTGTTGGTTTGCCAGTAACGTCAGCAAACGGAATGCTAGTTGCTACAACATCTCTAAATGTAAAGTTACCAGTGCCGTCTGTACTTAATACTTGGCCTGCGCTACCGTCTACAATATTAATATCTGTTAATATGCTAGGTATACTAGGTCGACTACTTAGATCATTATAGTTACCTGAGTATGCAACAGTATCTAATGAGTCTGTATAACTAGCTATAGCACTACTGTTATCCGATAATAGTTTTCTCCAAGCGCCTGCGTGTGCATAATACAGTCCACCTGTCGCATGTACATGCATAACTAACCCGTGATACCTGTTTGCATCAATTGCGTTTAATTCTGTCGTTGTTGCTACTACGTTAGCGTGTAGTAATTTATTAGTGCCAAAGTCAATATCTGTAGTGAGTAGATTATTACCATCGCCTAATACGCTATAGATATCAGAAAAGTTATCGTTAAGTTTATCAGCACCATCTCGCAAACTATCGCCGGTGCCGTCGTTTGCATTAGATCCTCTATTAATTAATTGTTTTGCCATGTGTTATGCTCCGTCCCAAGTGTTAGTTCTAGAATCAAATGTAAATCCTGTTGCACTAAAGTTATTCTGTACTTCACTATTTATTATTACTGGTGCAGGCGAACCTTCAATTATGTTTCTTTTTTCTAATCTATTATCAGTGTTTTCTCTTTTAAATCCTACAGCACTAGTGCGCTTTCGGTTGTAATTAAGAACTTCGGCTACTACAGCACTTAACTGAATATTTTGATATCCGTTTAAGGTATCAATTAATTTAAAAATTTTTATGTTGTCTAATTTAGCTTGTTGTAGTAATACAATACTTACTGATATTGCACTTGATTTATCAAAACCTTTGTTTTCAAAAAAACCAACTACTGAGTTTAATTCATTGTCATTAAAATTTATTGATTTTGTAAGATACTTGTCAAAGAATAAACGCACATCTTCATCTGATTTTTTAGTAATATTTTTTACTGGTAATCCACTGTTCATAATGTTATATCCAACGCTTTCTCTCTGTAAAGTTCTTTAGTTCCTTCAGGTAAAGCTGTCCACGCAGCGTTTATTCCGTTAACTCCGCCAGTTCCGCCATCAGTTAGGTAATCATTTTTGTATACACTCTTTGCTGCATCTTCGAGTGCAATAGGATTATCTTTAAGTAGTTGTTTAGTAGTTGAACCTTGTACAACAGTTGAGTTATCAGTTTGTGTGTTTATACTAGTAGCCGATGTTACATCATTTTGGCCGCCAGGTCCATCATTTTTTGGTATTACAGTATTAGCTACTCCGCTAACGCTAGTATTTCCTATGTCTCCGAGTACATTTTTTAGCCCAACAAATGTTTCGTCTTTTAATTGATCCAATGTTAGATTTTCAAGACCTCTTAGTAATTGAAATGCTGCTAATCCTGCTTGTAAGGGACTAGTAAAACCTTGTCCCTTAGATATATAATCATACAAGTCTGCACCTGCGCCAAATGCTCCATCAAAACTCAATGGGCCGCCGCCTAACAATGATATAGGTGAAGGCTGTTTATCATAATGCTCTGTTGCACCAAATCCTGTTGGAGCCGGGTTATCAGGATTACTACTATCACTTGGTCCTCTTGAATAGTGTACAGCTTCGTATGCAATAGTTATTGTATTTTGCATCATGCCAGAACTATCACTATTATCTACACTATCATGTTGCCAGTTTGTAATAATTGGGTTTACTATTGTATAGGTAGTATACGTCTTTTTGGCTAATTGGCTAATTTGTATATTTTGGAAAAACGGTACAGTTACATTATTATCTAAACCAAATTTCCATTGGTTCCTGCCACTGCCCATATATGTGTTATCACCAGCGCCTGCTTTATTATACGCACCTGGTAAGCGTCCGTATCCAGCGTCAGCAAAGTAATATCTATAGTATGCTTCTAACAGTGCTGTAGTTACTCCATAATTGTCATCATGAAATGTAATTGTAATAGGCTCGTATTGTATACCAGTTTGTACATTCTTTTTTCTATTGTACTTGTTGCGTGTTTCGACGTTAGATGTATACCTAGGTAAGTCTGCACTTTTAACAAGCATGCCAATTTCTAAATTATGCTTGTCTTTTAGTTCTGGTAGTATACTACGTACTATAGGATCTAATTGAAAATATGTATGATATAAAAATTTACTTTTAGGAGCAAGTTTTAAATTGCCGTCGACGTATAACCTACTAGCGTGTTGCCAGTCGGCCATAGTTCCTTTAGGGCCTAAAATCCCATTAACTAAGTTGTCTAAAAATCCGTTCGAAGTAGCTGCCATACTAATATTTATCTATAAAGAATAAGTGCGTAGATAATAAAAAAGGCCGCCTAAGCGACCTTTTTAGTGTTTTTATACAGTGCGTGTGTTAAGAACCGCCGCCTGTTATAAGTGATCCTAGTGTACGTCCAACTGCTGTACCAATACCTGTGTCTGTAGGTGTTTGTATTGCGTTGTCATACTGGATTTCTAATGTAACAGTTACTGGTTCATTGTTTTGATAAGCCAATGTGTTGTAGTTAGCATTAGTAACAAAACAACCGTAAAGTTCAAATGTTTCTAATACGTTTGGAGTATGTACTCCGTTACCACCGTCTAAGATCTCAATACGTGTTGTAAATTTGTAATCTTGACCACTTGCTGCACTTGATTGCTCATAGAAGTCGAACTGTTTCTGTAACTGTTCGCCTACAAGTTTTTGTACAGCATTGTTTACGTCTTCACGTAAGTTGAGTGTTATTGGCGACCATGTATGCTTACCTGCTAAGTATGCTTTTGAGTTGTATGCATGTATTTCCATTGGCTCAAATGCAACTGTTGGACGGGTAATATCTACTACCTGTTTAGTAAGTTCTGTTGTCGGTGTTGACACACCAAAGTTTTCCAGCGACACTCTAAAGCGGTACTGTAGCTTTGGCATCAACAAACCCTGGTTGCTGGCAGAGTCCCCGCCAGCTAAGGGTACTGTAATTTTTGATAGTGTTGAAATTGCCATTTACTTTGCTCCTAATTTGTTATATGTATTTATCATATTAAAGACCTGCTATTTCGCCAGTGTTTTTCAAACGTAGCGGAATGTAAATAAACTCAATACTCTTAACAGGTTCAATAGCAACATCTACATATAGTTCGTTTCTATCAACTCTTGCTGGAGTATTATTTGTTTCGTCACATACAACTAAGAAGTCATACAATGCTCTTTGTCCTACAAGTTCTAATAGTAAACTCTCAACTTGACCTTTAATCTCATCACGTGTAATCTTATCATTTGGTTCAAAAATGTAAGGCTTAGCAAGTTGATTTAATTGGCTACGTAAGTAAATAACCAAACGTGCTACGTTGATTCTGTCTAATGAACTTGCATTTCTTGCACGAGTCTTTTGTCCAAAGTTAACAAGTCCTGCACCTGTAATAAACGTAATTGGATTAACGCCCTGTGCATACAATGTATCTCTTTGTCCTTCGTTAAGTGCTACACTTACAAATTCGCCTTCACTACTAATGTAACCTGTTGAACTTGCATTTGTAATTCCGCCACGTCTTGTACCTGCTGGCGCAAACCATGGATAGCTAACTTGGTCACTTAATGCAATAGTTCTTAGCATCATATGACTTGGTGGAACAACAATGTTGTTTCCTACGTTATCACTAGTAAAGCCCCATGGATAAAATAGTCCTAGGTATTCGTCTCGTGTAACAAGTCCGTCATCATTATCTTCAACAGCTAAACGGGCGTTTGTTGTCCATTCATTTAAAGAAGTTGCATTTGGTAACAATCTTGCAGGGCTATCACCAACTACAAATCCTGTTAGTCCTCTATCATAGTTCAATGTAACCATTTCGCCAATAAGCTCAGGATAACTAGGAGAACTAATTAAGTTAAAGATACGTGATTCATCATCTCTAATCTCATCGTTGTCATTAATAACTGCTTGCATTGCTTGTAAAATAACTTTACGCTGTGCTTTACGTCCAAAGCTACCTGCGCCATCTACTTGGTTAGCTGACTCAGTTACCCAACGATCGTATGTGCCGTTAGTTGCTGACCCGTATGTGCCGTGCTCTTCGTTATTCATTCTAATGTTTTGTGCACCACTATCTACATAGTCTGCTATATATTTCTTAACATTAAATCCACTTCTGCGTGTGTTAAACAACATCATACCTTTTGGATATAAGTCTGGATCTGGACAATCAAAGTCGATGTAGTTTGATGTTAGTAGGTCAACAGTTGATGCTTTTGTATTACCATTAGTACCAGATGTTCCCCAACGTGCATCGCCAAATAATATGCCGTTTTCTGTTGTTTGGTCTCCGTTATCAATTAGTTCCCACTTGTCAGTAATTTTTCTATAACGATAAATTACTGGATAGTTTTCTAAGTCGCTAGTATCAAGCCAAATATCGCCTTCTACTAGTTCATCATTGTTTGTTTGTTTAGTAGGCTGTGTTGCACGTACAATTGGCCCTTCTGGATCACAATCAGCGTAATCTGAACTAAAGTTGTGATATCCAACCCATGTGCTTCCGTTGTTGATCATAATGTCAACTTCGTCAACAATTGAGTTATACCAAAGTGTTCCGTCTGCAGCTGTTTGGGTAATTGCACTATTACTAGGCGTATATGTTAGTGGCATCCAGTTACTTGCTCTAAACTGTAGTGTGCCTGATGTGTTGTCAACACCTGGCTCGTCCATTAAGAAGCGTGTAGTAGTTGAATCTGTGCTAACATATGCTGTTAAGCCAAGTGCTGTAAAACATGAAAATGCGCCTTGACCGTCTGTCAAACGCATGTCTCCGCCTTTTGAGTGTTTAATAATTACTCTGTTTTCGCTGTCTACTTCTGCGCTTACATATGAAATACCTGCGTTTGTAATTGCACTAGCAATGCTTATTGCATCATCTGCTCCGCTTTCAGAACCTTGAAACGCAATAGTTGTTGGTGCGCTAAAAGCTGCATCACCTGGTGCTGTTGCTTCAATTTGAAAGTTGTGGTTAGCGCCGTTAACAAAATCTGCATTTAATGTTTTGCTTGTTTTAATTGTTGTTGATCCCACAGCCGCTCTGCGCATAATTTTAAATGTGCCTAACGGTAATACATCTTGTGCAACATTGCTATCAGCAAACAAATCACCGATTGATAAGTTTTCGCCGCCGCCAGTTCTATCAAGTTGAACTAGTGCTTCTTGTGCTGTATCATAAATTGGAGTAGCTGTATCAACCCATAGTCTTGTATTTGTGTTCCACTGTTTTACTCTCCAACGTGCGCCTGCGTTTGGTGTAGTTGTTTTAATCCAAATACTACCTGTAGGTCTGTTGTATGTATCAGTTGATTTAAATTCTGGAACATTAGTGTGCTTACTAATTTGTAGTGCTGGTGGATAATATGTAGCAGCTGCAAGTCCTAGTGCATCAATAGTAGTTGTTCCACCTGATTCACTAATAATAACTACGCCTGCTAACGTTGAGTCTGCTCCACTTACTGTACCATCACTAAAGATAGCTAGTTTACCGTTAACTACACCTGCTGTGTATCCTAACGGAGCGGCAGATGTAACTTGCGTAGCAACGTCTGTCATGTTCGAAGCTGCTGTAAAGCTAACTGGCGAACCGTTAATAGTAAATGCACCTGCACTTGGCGCAGCAGATTTTGTGCCGCTTACTGTTGGCCATGATTTGCGCCAGTCGTCACTACCTAATTGTACCCAATTACCTGAGGTATTTCTATACCAAAATGTGTTAAGTGTAGTAACAGCAACTACAGCATAGTCACCAATTTCACCAATTGATGCCAATGGACGTTTTACTACTCTTCCATTATCGTCTGCAGCATCTTCAGTTTGTGCTGCGAGTGTAATTACTTTTGGAATTTTGTTAACAAACGTTTGTCCGCTATTGATTGCAATTGGAGCATTGTTCCACTCTTGGATACCAAACAACGAACTTGATGTATCTAGCCAATATGTGCTATCTACTGGATCTGCTGTTGGAACACTTGATCTTGGTTCTAATGATCCTAAGTCAATTGGTGCTCTTACTATCCACGCTCTGTTGCTTACGCCTAAGAACGAGTATGCAGCTTGTAGGCCAAATTCGTTAAGCTCACTGCCATGTATTGGATTGTTGTTTGCGTCAATTTGAAAAATTGGATCGCCAAATGTTTCTGCTAGGTCACGTTGTGAAGTCATTAAGTAAGGCTTACCAGCGTTCTGTGCTAGTGTCCCTGCTGCTGTGCCTGAGCCCGAAGCATTTGTTTTATCTTGCGCTGTTGCACAAAAAATTACTGGTACTGTACCTGGTTCAGCGGGTGTGTAAAAACTTTCATCTACTACGCTAACCTGTACACCTGGTGATACTAATGCCATTATATTTCTCCTATCTGGATTGGGTATTCTGTTACATGTATTTACCATT